ATTTGAGAGCTTGCCATTGAGATAAAAGAGCCCTGCGCCAATTCCTTGAGATTGAACGACGCGAATTGTTTCATTCACGGGAACGGCAACAGCCTTCTTTACGGGCGAAAAATATTTATTCTCATAGCGCCGTTGGATAGCCAAGTTTTCTCGTCTAAGTTGGTCGCGATTCATAATTCCACAATTGCCCCATCTTTAATTGCTTGTTGGTATGCTCTTTTAATAGCCTCATCACTTACCGGCCCACACCAATGCCACTGTTTTCTTTGCGTTAGCCTAATTAAATTCCAAAGCGCACCACGTAATGTTTTAGATGACATACAAGGCCCTTCGCCGTTTGAATTGAGCCATCCCGCCCACCAATGATGAACAATAAATGGAGGCGAACCGTCTTCTGGCTTAATCAAAGCTTTTTGGCCGCGTGAAATTCTAGGATATTTCATTTCGTTGAACTCTTGCCCCCTGGTTTTGGATTAGGAACAGGAGCTGGTTGTTGTGTTACTACTATCATGATTTATAGTTTATAAGTTTTATCATTCATGCCAAGTAATTCGGCTGGCATTCCATATATTTCGCAAATCTTTTTGGCGTCCCATTTATCAGATTTAATCAAATCAAGTTCAACAGGGCTCAGCCCAATTTTCTTATAAATAATAACGTCTTTGCCTTTGTAGATTTTAGGCTTCGGTTTTTTTGGCTTCGCCTTCATGTTCGTTTTGCTCATATAAATCATTTAAGATTTTCTGCTCATACTGCCTTCGTAAATTGTAAATTCTTTCCATTTCTTGAGGGCATCCCTGCCGCGCCTTGTCCGTTAGTGGTATTGCCTGTGCCGCCATCCTGCGCAGCTCCTTGCTGGTTAGTTCCATTTTGTGGGTTATTAATGTTGTTTCTCATTGCCTCCGCGTTCAATTGCGCGTCAACTTGCGTCATCTGGAAGTCTGCTAGCGGAACCCTATTGCCCCCTTGCGTAACCCAAACCTCATCTGCTTCCGGTTCGGGCCTCAAATCCCATCCCATCTGCTCTCTTTCTTCATTAGGTGTTATAAAAATCATCTTTGACGTTGTGTTTACCACTTCCGCCTGGTCAACTTTAAGCTCCTGGAAGCAATCAATATCAGCATCGATATAAACGTTCTGCCCCTTAAATCCCCAATCCGTTTGAATCTTCCTGTTGAAAGAATTTCTAATCGAATTTATCAATGGTATCGCCGAGCGTGTTGTAAGGGCTTTCTCCGCCTCTCTTGCGTTATTGAATGTCTTGCTTACTAAGCCCAGAAGTTCAGGAGGTACGCCGAAAATGTTACAGAACATTATCGCATCCCATTTCTCACTGTCAATTATTCCCAAGTCAACAGGTGATAAACCTAATGGGACTGCACCCATCTTGTAACCACTCAGCCCGTACTTACCCTGATTCATAGGGCCGCTCTTTTCTTCCGCCAACTTAACCATAAGAGCCTCGGCCTGTTGCTTGCCTTCTACCGGATTAAATTTAGCATCGTCAAAAAAGATTATAGTCTCTAATCCACCATTCTGAAACTTCGCCGTACTGGCATCCTTCGCTGAATTGTTACGCGTGATATTCTTTAATGCTGCTTTGAGCGGACTTTGACCGTACAACTCCTGACCATTAAAGTCCCAATTAGGATTAGCGTACTTGTCGTGAAGTATTTGCTCTGTCGGCCATTCCTGGCCCCATTGGTAAAGTGCGTAACTGACCGGGCGCGGCGGGAAATCATTTGAAATCTTGATATAGATATACTGAGAAGGAAGGATATTTATTGAAGCAGGGATGCCTGTATTAGCTCCGCTGTTCAATAAATCGGCAAGAAGATAAATATTCCCTGTAAGTAACTTAAACAAAGACCCTTCAGCAACAAGATCCTGAAATGAACAATAATCGTTAGGATACTTCAGTAGTTCATTTAACCTACCTTGCTGTAAATTAAAACTGTCAATTGACTGCAATGAAGTTTCTTTCAAATGCATCATCTCTTTATACTCTTTGCCGCTTAGCCCAGATTTACGACTCAAATACCATTGATACCTTTTCAAAGAACTTTCATCAACCACTTTGTAAAGCCCCCATTCAGGAAGCCTTACCTTATCACATATTAAGCTCGTTATCGCATAAATAATATCGTTGATTGAATACCCATCTCTTATGAACGTTACTGCATTATCTGCCGGCGTTGTTATCCGTCCGTTTATTATCTGATACTTTATACCTGGTTGTACAAACGGAGAAGCCGCCTTTTGCTGCTCAATTTTCTCTAATCGTTTAGAAAGCCATCTGTCAATAAAATTCATTTGGTACGGATTACCACACCGCCACTTCAAACTTCGGTGCAGCTAATTTTGTGAAAACTGCATATCTCATCGCATCCATTGCGTGGTCATTGAACTTCACCGGCTCATCCAACACATGCTCGTCTTTATCTACCTTCCATTTATAACTCTTAATCTCTTTAATCATGTTACTACTCCTCTCTGTTATGAAAAGTGGCAACGATTTCACTTTCCTGATTCCTTCCTTAACTTCCTTTTTGTCACAAGGCTTTGCATTAAACCCTGCTCTATAAAGCTCCTCTATTGTCTTTGGCTCAGCATTATCGCAGAAAATCTCATCCACTTTGCTTATGCCAAATTCTTTAAGCCTTTCGGCTAAATCATTAGTTGTTAGTTTCGTTTGATAAAGCATTTCATCAGCATAAATCCTTCCTTCGTAATAAACTATCTTAATCAAAGCAGAAGGATTATTGTAACCGAAATCCAACCCATACCACGTTTCGCCCTCCGGCATCTCTTTAATCAATTGCCAGTGCGTGTAAATCATTTCCTTGCTTGCCCCGCGTTGGCCCAACCCATACACTTGCCAGTGGTTCTCATCTGCTTCCTGAAGCCGTTCGATTTCTTCAATCAATTCCGTTTGCAAGAAAGGATTGTCTTTATACGTCGTGACAAAGAAATCGGCGTCATCCCTGGGGATTAGTTTATCATAAATCCAATGAAACTCATCCGATGGGTTGTAATCGATAATGATTTTGTCCGTTGTCCTGATGTTGAGCTGAAAGAAATCCTCCCAGGTTAATTCATTAGCCTCATTAATAAAGCAGACGTTTCTTTTACGCCCTCTTATCTTTTGAGGTTGGTCTACCGAAATAAACTCAATCAAGTTGCCAAAGAGCTGATAAGTCATTTCTGACTTGTTATGATATTGTTCCGAATACCAATCTTCTGTTACGAGTATCTCCAAGAAATCCCTGTAAGCTGAACCGCGCAAGGCAGGAAGTGTCTTTCTAACCACCGTAACCACAGCGCCGCAATTCTTATTTGTCCAACAGTATTCACAAAGAACTTTGAGTATCGAATAAGTTTTGCCTGACCTTGTGCCGCCCTGGTTTATTACGATTCTTTTGCCTGACCGTTTGTTATCATAGTATGATCGGCTATGAACCATGAAGGCGGTTTTTCGGTTGTGTCTTTAAATTCAGTGGCAACTTTGTCTGCCCAACCCATATTCTTTAAAGCAAAAATTACCCCCGTTGGATTAGGAGAGTAAAGCAGCTTTTCCTCATAAATTGACTCAACCTTTTCCCTTGCGTTTTTTATAATGTCCGAAAATTGATCTTTATTATCGTATTCATAAAGAGTTGAACGACTGATACCCAAAGCATAAGCAAGACCAGCAAGCGTTGGCTTTTCTGATTCGATGAAATACAAATCAACTTCAGTTTGAAGTTCTTCAGGGCTGTTAAATCTTAAAGGTCTTCCTGCCATAATATTTTAGTGAAAGCCGGCCCTTAGTTTCTCAGTAATCTGTTATACCTATCAGAGCCTTACGAAAATGCCGGCTTTCTTGTTTATGCTGTTGGCGTATTTGCTGCCACTGCATCAGCAAGCGCCTGTTTCTTAGTGTTTATATCGGCCACTGTTGCCGTCATGGAATCTAAAACTGCTTGCGTAGCTACCGGATCATTTGCTGCAATTGCCGCGGCAAGCTGGTCCTTCAGTGCCTGGATAGCCGTTGCAACGCCTGTTATCAATACTACCGCGCTATCGATTACAGTATCTTCGTCAGCTACTGCTGCAATGAGCGCATCGTTTTGAGCTTTAATGTCTTGAATTGTTGCCATAATTTTATTTTGATTTGAAATGATTAAATCAAGTTTACCGTCTGAATCTGTGTGTATGTAAAGGTCTATTCTCATAAAAATAAAAGGCCCGGAGATATAGATACATTCCAGGCTATTTCTTAACCTTATGAAACAAAAGATTTGAAATAATATACATTGGCCACAAAAAAGCTAACTGCTTTCTTGGACAGTGAAGTTAGACTTAGTTTTACGCTGTTTCCCTCAGTATTATTACCGAATGGTTGAATTTGTTTATAAGATGTGCGATTGTGCGACAGTTTAATTCCTTGCGTAATCGTTGGAGCCGGTCTTCAATTGTTCGTTTGGGAATTTGTAATTGGGTGGAGATTTCTTTGACTATCATCCCTTCGCAGTAAAGTTTTATTATCTCGAAGTCTTTGCGGGTAAGGATGATTTCACTCATAATTCAAAACGAGATTTTTCCGGATAAAGTTCTTTCAATACCTGAACCACAGGCGTCGAAATTCCAGTTCCTGTTGAAAAGAAAGTTCGCCATCTAATCATTGAAAGAATATCTATTTTCCCGGTGTTACCATTGATGCGACAATCACTCATAAATTCTTTTTCCAAATCATCGAATGAATTAGAATAAACGCTCTTAACACAAACATCGCGGCTCTCCAGGTTCTGGAAGGTCTTTAAAAATCGCTCCTTGTTGAAAATTATTGGCGTGTGAATATCAAAATGAAGCGCATCGGGCATTAGTTCTAAAGTATTTGCTTTCGATTGACGATTGTGGGCGCTTCCGCTATTGGCTAAATTTTCGGAGAGAGATCCGTTATGCCAGTATTTAATTGAACTCACGTTTATTGGGGCCGCCGTCATGTGATCGTCGTGATACATCAAAAAATCATCAGAGATTTCAGCATGCCTACAAGCTAAAGCCATTTTTTGCATAATGCTATAATCCTTTTTGCCGTGAAAATCTTCTGCGTAAATGAAATTTAATCCATTGAAGTTTTGCGTTTCCCAATTATCATAATCATTCAAAGGATATTTAGGATATTGATTCGATAAAACGAAAATCTTATCCCATCCTGAAAGATATTTTTCGATCGAACGCAATGCGAATTTTAGTTCGAGTCCGTTGTGAACTTCGGCGCGGTATGGTATAACAATTGTCAAAAGTAAATTTTGATTTTTATTTTTGCTGTCTCATGAAATCCAGCCTTACTATCAAATCTCACTGTTTCGGTTGAAATATCTGGGAATACTAAAAATTTCTTTTGAAAATTGTCACAATGAAGCTGAATGATTTCTTTCAATTCTCTTGCGGCTTCGGCTATTTCTCTGGCTGTCGCATCTGACCTAATTACATTTTCCATAATTTATCTTTTAAAAGCCATTGAATTTATTTTCTTTTAAAACCACAGGTTAAAATATTCCAATCATCACCGCGCTTCCTTATCAAATCTTCATGCCTGGAGGTCGCGATGTGCTTCCAGCCCATGACCGACATGAAATATTTAAGCGACAATTCGTCGAAAAAATGTAAATGCTCTGCCGGCTTACGGTGGAACCAATCCCTAAACCATTCCACGCCCTTAATGTGAAATTGGCAATTAGGAAGGCTTACTATTACCGTTTCGCAAGGAAGGTCTCTAACGAAATCGAGGTCAGGAACGTGCTCCAATGCATCGTGGAAGGTAATTACATCAACAGGGCGTAGTTTGTTAGTGACCTCGCAATCCTCCACATGGACCCGCGATAAATCAAATCCGTAAACCTCATAAATCTGCTTGCGGGCAAACTTCATAAAGTCACCTTGTCCATAACCGTAATCGAGGAGGCTCCTTATTGGCTTCCCATGAACGGCCGTCGCGAAAGCAAACCGCATTGCCTGTAAAAGCACTGATTGTTTTTTATATTCTGGCTTCTCATAGCAGTTCACGTAATTTTG